TAACTATTGGTAGACTGTATGAAATACCGAATCTTGTTGAAGTGTTTGAAGATCTTCAAGTTTTAGAAGTAACGGTTATGAGCCTTTTGAATAAAGAGGGTAAGAAATAATGGCGGCTAAATTTAATTTATTAATTGCAGCTAAAACATCCGGTTCGGCGGCAATAAAAAGAATGGGTAACTCCATGCAGGGGTTACAAGGGAAATTAAAAAATGTTGGTTTAAGTCTTAGGGGTGTTAATAAAGGTTTTGCTGCTTTAGGTATTGCATTAGGTGGCGGCGCGTTCGCTGGAATGGTTAAAAACGCCGTTGATACAGGCGATAGCTTTGGAAAACTAAGCACCCAAACGGGTATAGCGTCTAACACATTGATGGCATACGTTAATGCTGGAAAGTTAGCGGGAGTAGAACAGGAAACAATAGACAAAGGCTTAAGGCGTCTTGCCCAATCAATGCGCGAAGCTGATCAGGGCGTTGCTACCTATAAAGATGCGTTTGACGATTTAGGTTTAAGTGTAAGAAATACAGATGGAACATTAAAAAGTAGTGAGCAGGTATTAGGCGAAATTTCAGATAGATTTGCCGATTTACCAGACGGCGCAACAAAAGCGGCGATAGCAATGGAGATACTAGGGCGTTCAGGTGCTTCATTAATACCCTTTTTAAATATGGGAGCCGAAGGGATAAAACAATTTAATTATGAATTATCTGGAGATTTTGCAAGAAACGCGGAAGATTTTAACGATACGATGACAAGAATAGGGTTTAGCTTTCAGGGTGCAAATTTACAGTTAGTTGATAATTTATTACCTACATTAAATACTTTTGCTTTATTAATTGAAGATTTTTTAAAGGATCAGCCAAAATTAGAGGCGTTATTTGATGCCGTCGATGCTGGTTTTAAAATTATTGCCTCGTCAGCATTTGCGACAATTGCAGCCGTTAGATTTTTATTTAGATCTATCAAAGATTTAGCAGAAATCACAGGGGAAATAAGTCAAGGTAACTTTAAAAAAGCAATGGAAATAATGAAGAAAGGTTTTACCGATACGTGGAAACAAGCGGAAGAGGACATAAACACATTAAGAATAATAATTAATGGAGATCCCAATAGCTTAAAAGAAGGAATTGACGCGGTTACAGAGTCGGGGAAAGGTGCCGAAACTCAATTGTCTTTAACTTTTGGGGCAGTAATGAAAGATAAGTTGGATGCTTTCAATAAGTCAATTAAGTCAGTTCAAGAATCAATGGCTGATGTGGTGATTAAAGGAATAAAAGGAATGGAAGACGCCTTAGTAAATTTTGTAATGACTGGAAAACTTTCATTTAGAGATTTAGCAAATAGCATGATTAAAGACATGATTCGTATTCAAATACAGCAATCAATAACAGGTCCGTTAAGTAGTTTTATAGGTGGTTTGTTTGGCGGCGGCACTTCCCAAAAATTAGGGATGACGCAAGGTTCTTTTATGCCTAGCAACCCAAAATTTAGAGGAGCTATGGCGAACGGGGGTTCCGTGGTTGGAGGGTCGTCATATCTTGTTGGTGAACGTGGAATGGAAATATTTACACCAAAAACAAGCGGCAACATAACCCCGAATCATCAACTAGGCGGGAATACTTCTGTTGTTGTTAATGTCGATGCCTCTGGTACTGATGTTCAAGGTAATGATCAACAAGCAAATCAACTAGGCCGATTAATTTCAATTGCTGTTCAGTCTGAGCTAATTAAGCAAAGACGCCCCGGAGGATTACTTACTGCATAATGGCAACTTTTTCTTATACCCCTGATTTTTCAGCCGCACAAACAAGTAGACCCCGAACAAGGGTTTCACAACTAGGCGACGGTTACAGACAAGCCGTTTCGTTTGGATTACATACCGACTTAAAAAAATGGAGTCTTAAATTCGCTAATCGTACAGATTCAGATGTTGCAGCAATTAATTCTTTCTTAGAAGATAAAAAGGGTGTGACTTCTTTTGATTGGACACCACCCACTACGGGAGCGAATCAAAGTAAGTTTATTTGCGAAGAATGGGACATTGCTATGGATGCGTATAACCTAAATACATTAAGCGCAACATTTAAAGAGGTGGCGGAACCATGAGCATCGTTACTAGAGCCGGGAAAGGTTCAGCCCTAACGCATACAGAAATGGATACAAACTTAGGGTATTTAGTGCCAGCGGGTTTTGTGATGGCTTTTGCTCATGCGACGATTCCTAGCGGTTGGTTGGAATGTAATGGTGCAGCAATTAGCAGGACAACTTATGCTGATTTGTTTAGCACTATCGGCACGTATTACGGCACAGGCGACGGATCAAGCACGTTTAATATTCCAGATTTAAGAGGGCAATTTATAAGGGGTTGGGATCATGGCGCAGGCAATGACCCAGATGCGGCATCAAGAACAGACAGAGGAGATAGCACAACAGGCGACAATGTTGGTACGAAACAAACCGATGAAAAAAAGGAGCATCGACATAGATTGATGAGGACAACCCCATCTGTAGGTGATGGTTCAGTAATAGTTGATGACAGCACCCCAATTTTGAAAACTATCGGTAATAGCACTCCAAGTAATGTAAATAAAGAATATTCATTAGCAGGTTTAACTGATATTTCGGGTAATCAACCTGATAAAGGTTGGTCTGGTAAGGATGGAGGAAACGAGACAAGACCTAAAAACATTCAGATGCCTTGGTGTATTAAGACTTAAGTAATGTCTTCTTATATTCTTACAGGGTATTTCACCCCAGATACTTATGTAGGCACAACAACGGGAACGCCTGCAATCCAAGAACCAACAGAATATGAAGGCACAGTAACGGCGGGAACAACAACAACGGTTACGACAAGTAATACAAACGTTAATGATGTTGAAATAGTAGGTACAACTGAAGTCGTAATTGTTAGGGCAGATGGAACGGCGGAAACTGCAACAGTAACGGCAATATCTAATTCAACAATTTCAATCGGCGGTACTTTTACTCTCACGCCTACAACGAATGATTCTGTTGTTTTAAAGGTTTATACATCTGCGGCAATAATTAGCTCTTTGCAAACCGCAGCACCTAGCGCAGTTATTGAATTATTTGAAATTCATTTAATACAAGCAATCCACGGACAAGACAATATTTGGCGTTTTCATTCTGGAAGTAGTCTTAATGCTAATGGTGAAATTTATTGGAGGTCTAACGCTTATACAAGATTTCCGATACAGGCCGATGGCTTTAGCTATGAATCAAAACAGATGCCAAGACCAACTTTACAAGTATCAAATATCTTCGGAACGATAACGAGCTTAATGCAAACGGTGAACGGTACAACGGCAAACAATGATCTTTGTGGCGCTAAATTTTACAGAATCAGGACGCTTGCAAAATACCTTGATGCAAATAACTTTCTAGGTGGTGTGAATCCTTTTGGAACGCCTGACCCGAATGCAGAATTTCCAAGAGAAATATTTACGATAACTAGGAAGATTTCAGAAAATAGAGATATGGTCACGTTTGAATTAGCTTCTGCGCTTGATTTAGCTAATTGCAAGTTACCGAAAAGAGTATGCACACGGGTCTTATTTCCTGCTCTTGGTACGTTGAAATGAGTTGGAAAGAGGCAGCGTTTAAACACGCAGAACAAGAATTACCGAAGGAATCTTGCGGGCTTGTTGCGATTATTAAAGGCAAGGAAACTTATTGGCCTTGTGAAAATTTGGCAGAAAAGCCGGGTGATTATTTTGTGTTAAATCCTGATGATTGGGCTGATTGTGAAGACACCGGGGAAATTATAAGTCTGATTCATTCGCACCCGATAGGCGGAGTAAAAGCAAGTGAAAATGATTTAATTAGTTGTGAACATTTGGGGTTGCCGTGGCATATTATCGACCCGAACACAAAGGCAATCAATAGCTTTAAACCAACGGGATATAAACCAAATAAATTAATTGGTCGTCGTTGGATTTGGGGTGTTCAAGATTGTTGGACTTTGATTGATGATTGGTTTCGGATAGAAAAGGGAATTGAATTTAAAAGATGGCCTAGACCTAAAACACTTAAAGAATTTATTGATAATCCATATTTTGAAAGAGTGTTAACAGAATCAGGATTTAGGGAATTAAAAGAAGAAGAAGAATTGCAATATGGCGACGTCTTATTGGCCAATGACAATCTTGATCACGTTGCTCTATATATTGGAAATCAAGAAATACTGCATCACTGCATAAGAAAGCTATCTTGTAGAGAGTTATACGACGAAGATCTAATAAAATTAACTAAGAAGAGGTACCGACATGTTGAAACGAATTAAAGTTTATGGACGACTTGCAAGGTTCTTAGGGTTTCGTACTTTTTTAGCTGATGTTAATAGTGCAGGTGAGGCAATGCGTTTTTTGCTTGCTAATTGGCCTGAATTAGAAAAACATATTAGTGGACAGGTTTATAAAGTAAAAGTTGGTGAATATGATATTGGCGAAGATGAGTTGAACGATCCTAGTGGTTGCCAAGACATCAAAATTATTCCAGTAGCAACAGGGTCAAGAGATTTTTTTGAATCTACGTTTGGAAAATTTGTTATGGCGGCGGCGTTCATTGCAGCGCCTTATTTAGCGCCGGGGTTAATTGGTGCGGGTGCTACGGGTATAGGTGCAGCAATTGGCGCAGCATCAACAGGTATTGGTATTTCTTTTGCTTTAAGTGGTGCCTCACAATTATTATTTCCGCCCCCTGCTCCGCCAAATATTGCAAGCATTAATAACCCATCGAATCAGAACTTTGCTTTTAGTGGAATACAACAAGTATCACGGGTTGGAACTGCTTTACCTTTAGCGTTCGGTCAGGTCTTCTGTGGTTCGATTGTTGTTTCAGCAGGTGTTGACACCGTACAAGTTGAGGGCCAAGCATGAGCGATCCATTTTTAACCCCTTTAGATCGAGGCGTTAGTAAGGCAACGCAACCAAGCGACACGTTAAGCAGTAAGCAATTTGCAACTTTTATCGACGTCTTATCAGAAGGTGAAATTGAAGGTTTCCCAAGTGCTATCGCTCACGGTTATACAAGAGGAACAGCGAATTATACCCGCGCAGCATTAAAAGATGTTTTCTTAAATGGCACTTCAGTTTTAAGACAAAACGCAGATCCGGCAAATGTTGAGGAGGGTGATTATAACTTTCAAAACGTAACCTTTGATCCCAGATTTGGAACGAACCCGCAGACATATATTCCCGGCATACCTGATCAAGAAACTGTAAAAGGTGTTGGCGTTGTAGTTACAACTAGCGCCCCTGTAATTAGGTCAATTACAAATCAAAATGTAACTGCAATCCGTGTCACTGTTGCTTTCCCTGTTCTGCAAAAATTTGAAGATGACGGAAATATAACGGGTTCTTCTGTTCAATTAAAAATATCTTTGGAATATACAGGCGGCAGCAATTCAGGCGGTTATGCGGTGATTATTGATGATACTGTTACGGGAAAAACTTCTAGTTTATATCAAAGAGATTATAGAATTAATTTCGATGCAACTAATACAGATTGGACAACAATCAATGTAAAAGTTGAAAGAGTGACCGCAGATAGTACTGATGCAAAACTAACCGATGCGTTTCAGTTTCAAGGCTATACAGAATTAATTGATACGCAAAGATCTTATGACCAAATCGCACATTCTGGGATTCGTTTTGATGCAGAACAATTCCCGCAAGTACCACAAAGAATGTTCAGGATTAAAGGTATCAAAGTACCAATACCTGCTAATGGAACAGTAGACGCAACTACAGGAGCTATTAGTTATTCAGGTGCATGGAATGGAACGTTTAAAACTAACCCTGAATGGACCTCAGATCCTTGTTGGCTGTTACATAATTTATTAATTAATACCACGTACGGACTAGGTGATCATATAACTGCAAGTCAACTCGACAAATGGGCGTTTTATGCGGCCTCTAGTTATGCCTCAACAAGCGTTGATAATGGGGAAGGCGCCTTTGAACCTCGCTTTAGTTGTAATGCCTATATACAAACGCAAGAGCAAGCTTATGACTTGATAAATAACCTTTGTTCTGTTATGCGCGTTATGCCATATTGGAGTACTGGAAGTTTAACAATTTCACAAGATAAGGCCGCCGATCCTGCTTATTTATTTACCCTCGCAAATGTATTAGAAGGTGGCTTTAGTTATAGCGGAAGTGATATAAAAAGCCGTCATACGATTGTTAATGTTTCTTATTTCAACAATGATTCACAAGATATGGATTGGGAGACTGTAGAAGATACAACATTAAGCGCAAAGTATGGGCAAATTTCAAAAGATATTAGAGCCTTTGGATGTACTTCAAGGGGGCAAGCTGCAAGAATGGGTCGCGCTATTTTATACGCAGATAATTATCAAGTTGAGACCGTAAGTTTTCAAACAAGTTTAGCGGCTGGCATTATATGTAGACCGGGGCAAGTAATAGAAATTGCTGATCCTGTTAAGGCTGGAGTAAGAAGAGGCGGCCAAATAAAAACAGCAACAACAACACAAATCACGGTTGATGATACGGCGGCAACAGATTTACCAACAACAGGCAACCCAACCCTTTCGGTGATACTTCCAAATGGAACGGTAGAAAGTAAAACAGTAAGCGGAATATCGGGCGCAGTAATTACAGTTTCTAGCGCTTATTCTTCGGCGCCTAATCCTAACTCTGTTTGGGTTTTACAAAATGATTCAGTAAAGACAACTCAATGGCGAGTTATTAATGTCACAGAGCAGGAAGGCTCTATTTATACCGTAACAGGTTTAACATATTCAGATTCAAAATATACATATATCGAAGACGGTTCAACCTTACCTGAAAGGCCCATATCTGTATTAAATGAAATTCCTGATTCTCCTGGTGGTTTTACAGCGTCAGAGATCTTATACGAATCAAACGGCGTTGCTTTATCAAAAATCAGTATGAGTTGGAACGCAGTACCGGGCGTTAGTCAATATGAAGTTCAATATACTTTTAAAGAGGAAAACTATACAACCGTACGAATATCAAGACCTGATTTTGAAATCCTTAATACAAGACCCGGAGTTTATTACATTAGAATTTTTTCATTAAATGCTGTTCTGCAAGCGTCAACATGGCCTTATTCAACAGGCTTTTGGACGTATGGCAAAACGGCCCCCCCTGCGGATGTATCAGGTGCATATCTAAACGTAGTAAATAGTCAAAGTGCAGAGCTTGCATGGACACAACATCCTGATTTAGATGTGAAATTAGGCGGGTCAATATTAATCAGGCATACCCCACGCACAAGCGGCGCAACATGGGCAAACTCTACAACTCTTGTACCTGCGGCGGCTGGTAGTCAAACAAGAAAAGTTGTGCCGTTTAAAGCTGGTACTTATTTATTAAAAGCAAAAGATGACACAGGTAATGAATCGACAGGTGTAGCGACAATTGTTCAAACAGCTCAGGCAGAAGCCGAGCAAAGAAACGTCGTGAGAGTAACGGGAAGCCCTGCGGCTGATGTTTCATTAACTTTTGAAGAATCTAGTACCACTCCTAAGTTTCAAGGAAATTTAACCAATATGTTGTATAGCGCCGAACGTGATGCGTTGATACTTGCTAATGGCGAAGATATAGATTCAATTACGGATAATATTGATGATTGGACTTCAATTGATGCTTTAGGCGGCGTGAAGGCGACGGGGGAATATACATTTGGAAGTGCTTTAGATCTTGGTGGCGTTTTTGATGTGAATTTAAGATCGAAATTTACAACGCTTGCATTTAACCCCGGTAACTTTTGGGATGATTTACCTTTGATTGATTCACTTGTAACGATTGATGATGTGACTGGTAATCCTGATGCTGACTTATTATTTAGATATAGCACTGACGCAAGTTCACCAACTTACAGCGATTGGATCGTATTTAATTCTAATTTGATTAGAGCAAGACATGTTCAATTTAAAGTTGTTGCTACGTCGGGAGATCAAAGAGAAAACATTGCAATTGATCAGTTAGGAGTTACGGCATTATTGCAGCAACATAACGAGAGTGCCGGCCCTTTGACATCTGGTACTACCACTTACACAGCAACGTTCCCTAATGCGTTTTATGCAGTGCCACAGGTAAATATTACGGCTTTAGATATGGCAACAGGTGATTACGTCGCAATAACAAACGTGACTAGGACTAATTTTCAAGTATTATTCAAGAATAGCAGCGGATCTAATGTGAGCCGCCAATTCCATTATTCCGCCAACG